GAAGAAAACTTCGGGGCTGACCGGGGGTTCCCGGTATTTCTGCATGGCGGCTTGCCGCGCCTCCAAGTCCTCAATCACCGCGATGTAGAACTGCCCCCGGCGGCGGGGGTCCGCCACGTCTTGGCCTGCCTCTATGACCTCGGGCTTCTCATACTTTTCGAGCAGTATGTCCTCTAGTTCGGCAAGGTGTTGATCCAACTCCGCACTCACGCTTCTTCCGCGTCCTCCGCATCGCCAGCGAAGGTGTCTTTCAGTTGCTCAAGGCGGCTTCGGAACTTGCCGTCGAAGGAGTGTTGGCCCGGCTCGTAGGTGTCCACGATGCCAGAGGGGTCGTTCTCGCGTTGCTTGGCGAAGTGGTATCCCGCATAGATCAGCATCTTGGTGTCGCCCGCCAGCGCCATGGCCACTTGCTTCTGTCGGATTGCGACAAGGCACTCTGAGCGCCCCTTGTCATAGGCCGTGCGAAGGTGGGGTTGCCGCATATACTGCCCGACCGCCGCGCGGGTGCAGCCCTCAAGCTGTGCGATGTCGCCCGTGCCCAAGTTCAAGCGGCCATAAACCTCGAACTTGGCGGGGTTCATTTCCGTATGGTGCGGGTTCTTGGTGCTACGGTTGGGGGGCTTCTGCCCTCCATTGATTGTGACAGCCATCTTAGCCTCACGGGTTTGGGGGGCACGCGGCCCCCTGAGTTTCAGTATTCAGGTTTCAAGGTCTTTGGTGCGGATGTCGTCCAGTTGCGCCGCCGAAACCCCGTCCACTATTGTGCGGTTCAGCATTGGGTGGTCCTCATGTGAAGGTCCTGTGTCTGTATCCGGGTGGAACACGGACAAGGACATGCCCTCGGTCCCCTCGGTGCTGAATGCGTGGATAGCGTCCGGGTATAGGATGAACGCGCTACCCGGCACAAGGTCTTTATCCCCGTGCGCCGTCTTGCAGATACCCTTGCCCGCCAAGATCACCCCGGCCCGGATCGTGGGGTGGGTGTGTGCCGTCTGATTGATGCCCTTGGGGAAGCGCAGGTAGTTCAGGCATGGGTCGCCTTTGAGCGGGGGTCCGATCAACAGCGTGTCGCTGCACCCATCAATGTATTTCAGACGCCCGAAAGGCTCCGTGGGTCCGCCCACATTGAACAGACATTTGTAGCCCAGACGCACCACTATCAGGCCCTTGGCCTCGCCCTTGCCGTTGGTGGATACACCTTCGATCAGACAGCTCTTGACGAACGGGATGGAGAAATACTCTCCGGGTCCGACTGTGAACTTGCGTTCACCCGTGTTCACTTCCAGCTTGCCATCGTAGCAGACGCCATAGGCGCTGTCGTGGTCACCGATATGGCTCTTGTCGATCAGCAGCGTCCCCTTGGTCATGCCATATACGGTGGAAGGGTGGGTGGTGTCTTGGAAGTCGGCCATAAGCCCGTGGGCAAGCGGCTCTACCATTGCAATGGGGCTTTGTTCGTTCATGGTCCTATCCTCAATAAAAGTAGTGATGGGTTGCTGGGTCGTTGGGGTCCATCCGGCGCGTGGCTCGCAGGACAGGGTAGGCGAGGCAGTTTCGCAGTATCCACCCCAGCCACGTGCGCTTCCACCAGAGACGTAAGCGCTTTGCCTTTGTTATTCGGGCACCCATGCCTTGTCGAACTCCGAGTTCTCGATCAGGCGGCTTTGCGGGATGCCCACGCGCAGTGCAAGCCTGACCACTTCTTCCTTCTCCATACCAAGGCGTTGCATGATTTCCTCAGTGCTTCGCCCTTCATCCACGAGTTGCTGGATAATCTCCGCCATGTTCAGCACGCGGTGCGTCCCGCGCGCCCGGTTGTGCCGGATGGTGGACATCATCTGGTGTTCGCCGTCATGGGGCTGGACCCTTACCACCGGCACCCGCCCGTCCGTCATGGCGTGCACGCGGGGGTCGTCGGAGCAGGTCCAGCGGTGGAACCCGTCCACGATTTCCATGTCCGCGTTGATCACGATGGGCTGGGTCCAACCGTCCTCCATGATGGACAGCTTGAGCAGTTCCATTTCAGGGGCGGCGACCTTGTTCGGGTTGTAGCCGTTGGGTTTCAGCTTGCGCCGATCCATCCATGTGATTTCGTTCAGCGGTTGGGCTTCGACACCTTGCTTCTTGCCGGGTAGGTTATCGGTCATTTCTTCTTCCCATACTTTTCAGTCGCTTCGGCCAAGGTCAGGCCCAGCTTGATCTGTGTCTTTTGGGCGTTCTTGGCCATGTTTTGCAGAACCCGGCCCTTGAAGTCGCCCCGCACGGCCATCTGTGCAAGGAACTTCCACGACACCCCGGACACCGGGTGGGCCTCGTCTTGTGGGATAGCGTTGTCGGTCAGGCGCTTGTGGCGCTTAATCACTGTGTTGATGTTTTCCTGCACCTTGCCCCGGTTCACCCCGGTGTAGGTCTCAAGGACGTTCTGCACGTGCTGACGCCAGTTGGTGCCCTTGGGCCGGTCTTTGTTCAGGTAGAGTTCGGTGTTCCCGTAGCGGGCGGCGGTGGCCGCGCCGGGCACGCGGTGGATCATCTTCTCCCACATTTCAGGGAAGCACTCCGCGTATTCGTGCAGGCCCCGAAGCGGTTCCTCCCCGAAGGGCGGACACACGCGCTGGTGTAGGAAGTCCTCGAACTTGTTCGTCCGATTGAGGATGTCATAGGTGCGGTTGTAGTCGGCGTTCTTCTTCTGCACCAGACGCCACACGTCCTCGCTCGTCCAGTCATAGATCGGATAGGCGAAGGCGTAGGTGTACCCGGCCCCCTCAGCTATGTAGTTTTCTTCCTTCTTAATCGCCACCACGCGATACCGGCGAAGGCTCTCTTGGGTGCGGATGCCTTGCAGTACACAGGCCCCCGTGCCCTCAAAGTGAGCGATGCCGAAGTCCTGCATGGACATGCCCCACTCGAACCGGGGGTGGTCCCGGATCACGTTCTCGGGCAGGGGGCGGGTCCAGATCGCTTCCTCGTCGGGGTGCCACGGGTGCCAGAAGGGTTGCTCGTTGGAGCAGGCGTTCCGGTGCATGATGGGTAGGCAATACCACTCAAGGTCCACGCGCGGGTCTTGGCGGATGCGCTCCACATATTCGATGGTGGGGGGGTGGCTCGCTTCCTCGTCGTAGAAGATCGCCTTGACGGGTAGCTTGCCCCGTTCTTCGGCCACGTCGATTGTGCAGAGAAGGGTGGCCGTGCTGTCCTTGCCACCGGAGAAGGACACCACGATTTCGTCGTAAATGTCATACAGGTGCCGGATGCGGTCCAGCGCCGCGTCATAGACGTTCTGCTCGGTGAACTGTCGCTTACGGATAGCTGGCATCTGCGGCCTCCATGGCTTGCTGGAACGCCTCGCTATAGTTCGATGCGTGCCCGGCGGCAATGATGCGCCTCAGCACGGCGAACGCTTCCTTCTTGGCCGACACGGGTATGACCACAGAGAACTGCACCATGCCGTCAGAGGTCTTGAGCGGTTCCTTGGCTTTGTCGAAACCTTCTGGCGTTTCTTCTTCCTCGCCCCCGGTGGGCAGGTTGAACAGATCGTCATTGGAGGTTTCAAGGAAGCCCTCAAGCTGGAACTTGGGGAAGCCCAGAACGTCCAGCGAGAACTCCATGTCTTGCAGCCCCATGATCTGCTCGCGTAGGATGTCCTCATCCCATGCGGAGTTCTCAGACAGCTTGTTGTCGGCAATCTGGTAGGCCGTTTTCTGCTCGTCGGTCCAGCCCTCTGCCACGCGACACGGGGCTTCCTCCCACCCCAGCAGCTTGGCGGCGCGGACGCGGGCGTGACCGGCTATCAGCACGCCTTCCTCGTCAATCAGCACCGGCATGGTCCAGCCGAATTGCTCCATGCTGGCGGCAATCTGCTTCACCTGCTCGTCAGTGTGGGTGCGGGAGTTGCGCGTAGCGGGCGTTAGCGCGGCCACAGGGCGCATTTCAGTGCTATACATGGTCACCCCTTGCAAAGATGGAGTAGGGCCTGTGAGCGGTTGGCTAGGCCGTTCTCCGCCATGATCTTATCCAGCCGCTTGAACACCTTGGTCCGGGAGGGTGCCGCCATGTGGAACGTCAGGGAAATATAGTTGGGGTCCGCCTCGTTGCCCGCGTCCGCCAGTGCCGTCTTGTTCGGCCCCTTATCCCCGCTGGCCTCTTTCAGTATCTTGGCCACCACCCCCATCTCAAATCCGGTGAACGCAAGTTCAAATCCGTCCTCGGTCAGCTTGTCAAACTCCACCGCCAGCGCGGCGTTGTCCCAATCCGCGAACTCGGCGCTCTTGTTCATGGCCAGCCGTAGCGCCCGGACTTCGGTATCCGGCATGTCGCCCACGTCCAGCGCGGGAACCGAAGTCATGCCGATCTTCCTCGCCGCCTTCAAGCGTAGGTGGCCGTCCACCACGTGATCGCCTTTCACAAGGATGGGTTGTCGGAACCCGAACTTGTTGATCAGGTCCACCATGGCGGGCACGGCGGCGTCGTTCTTGCGGGGGTTGTTCTCGTATTCGATCAGGTCGGCCACGTTCTTTGTGACGACTTTCAGGGGCGCGGGTTTCTTAGCGCCAAGATTGACTGCCATGGGGGATGCCTCATATCCGGGTTCACCCATTATTGTGCACTTCGCGTCGTTCGTCAATCGCTCTTGGTAAACGAGGCTTCCAGATAGGCCAGCGCCTTCATGGTCAGTTCGTGCATGAGCATCTTGGCGAGTTCGTCCAGAAAGGGCTGTAGTCCCCCTGTATGAGTGGCGTGTTCCATTGTGCTAAATGGCACGGCCACGGTAGTGTAGTGCGACGGGATTTTCATGGCCACCTTGAACTCTTGGCTGGTGATGTCCTTGTCAATCTCAAAAGAGGGGTGCACGCCCCCACCGGATACCTTGCTTTCAAGCGCGGCAAAGTCCATTCCGACGATGTTGGATTTCATCGGCTTTGGTATGTTATGCACCCCGGCCTTGGGCTTCGGCTCACCCCCATAGCTGATACAGGGGTCTATCCATTTGATGGGCATTAGTCCTCAACCCCCGGCACCGGGTTGCGGACCGTGTAGGCCCTCAGCTTGC